TCGGTTAAACACGCAGTACAGTTTTCTGCTCTGGGGTTACTCGACTTAAACAGCCGATAATTTATATCCCGCACGAGACCAAATTGTCTAAAACTCAAAACAGGTTAATGATGAGCGCCTTTCTTTATGCTTGTAAGGCTCAAGCCCTCTTGTATGCGACTACAACGAGGAATATAATGCTCTCTGCGACTACAATTTAATCAGAGGAACATCATGGAAATAGAAAAAGAGGAGAAAAGTCATGTTCCGACAAGACCGACTCCACAACCTAAACCAAGATGAGGAATAAAAGGTGGAAGGGAAAAATCGAAATGATTTAGTATTTGAGTTGTATTACAGCTACAATTTAGAAAATTTAAACTATCACTTAAATGATCGATTAAATAAATTGTTGATTACCATTCAGCTGTTACTTTCGTCTGCTGTGTTTGGTGAGTTAGATAGAGTTTTCCCAGATTGTCATCTAAATATCATTATTGGGTTTATTTTAGCGATACTAAGCGTGCTTTCACTTGTTTATGGCTTTGGCGAAAAAGCCGCATTATCTAAAGTTGCACAAGCACAATATCAACCATTATTTAAAAGTTATTCAACCATGAGTGATAAAGAGTTGAATCAGGCATTAATTACAAGTGATTTACTAAATAATAATATCACTGGCGCATTAACCGATATTGCGCATAAGCGTGCTGCCATTCAACTTAGATTAGAAGACGATATAGAGCTAAGTTGTTATCAATCATTTATTGCTAAATTTTGTGGAGAAAAATTCTAATGACAGAACCAACCCCATCACAAGAAAGTTATCAACCTAAACGGCCTACGCCGCCACCTAAAAAGTGATTTTTAATAGCTACTCATTTGAGTGGCTATTTTTTTACCCATCACTAACCTGTTTCAAATTTTTAAAGAACGTTTCAAAGTGTTTTGCTTTGTTGTGATAATTCTACTTAAAGTAGATATTTATGCAACTAAAATTTGCATAAAAGTAGGATTATTTTCTATTTAAAGTAGTATTCATTTGATTTTTAAGTAAAAATATTTTGTTAGTGGGTGTTTGATTGCCTATTTTTTAATCAGTGAATGTTGTGATTTGAGATGATGATCACGGAATACGTTAATTTTTTTAAGTAGAATGACCGCACTTTTTAATGGAGGTTATATGAGAAAAATATTTTTAACTGCACTTTCATGTGCTTTACTTATTGGCTGTTCTTCAGCAAATAATGTTTCAAAAATACCTACAGATGTGAAAGGAATGGTATTTAATAATGTAGCATCAACATATATGGAAAGACCGACATCCGCTTATTTAGTTGATTATCCTAATGGCAACCAGTCAATTGAGTATGTGGTGGAGACATATCGCATGAATAATGGAATGGGCGCAAACCTTACTTTAAAAATCCCATCTGAGCATGCAAGCGAGCATTTATCAATGCTTAATAAATTTCTAGAATGGGATAAATTAGCAAAATCAAGAAATGACAGCTTTTCAAAAGAAATTGGAATAGCTCCAACAACAAATGGATATAATGTTTATGCGTTCCATTCAGGCAATAATAATACAAATGTTCTTGTTTCTTGTTTTTCCTTAACTAATACACCAGGTTGCGGCATAGAAGAGGCCGTATTTACTGTTGATAATGTGAAGAAAATAATCAGAGATGTTAATAAGCTCAAGACAGGAAGTTTAAAACCAGTAGATACATCTATTTATAATTAATAAATGAAACCTAATAAAAAACCGCCATACAGGCGGTTTTGTTTTGAATTTAAGAGTAAAGAATCAATTCTAATTCTTTTGTTGCTTATGGATTGATATTGAAGATGCATTCACCTTTTGGATTTCTCCCTGAAAACTCTTCACATTTCCAAGGATATTTACGGGTTTATTATCTTTAAAGGCGTCAAAAAGTAAATCCGTTTCTTCTTTATCAATAAATGATGTATCAACGTTAACTAGGAACGTATTTCCACCTGTCCATAAAGAACAGGAAACAATATACTTGTCGGCAGATTTCTTGATGGATTCGATTCGGACTTGTACCTCTTTTTCAAGATTCTCCATTTTGCGTCTTGTTCGTTTAGTTAAATCTTGGATTTCATCTTGGTCTAATACTTTACTGTCTTCCCCAACTGATAATGTAATTTCTTTTGGGTCATCGTAAGTCTTAATTTGCTCAATGTAAAAATCTTGCGCACGATAAGAAATTGCTTTCGCCATATCTTTCATAGCAATAGCTTGTTCTTTGATGACTTCTGTTGAGCTTGTTTGTGTGACGATATTTTCTGTCATTTCTGCATAACGGTCATATATATAATGACCAGTTATACCTGCAATACCTAAAGCCACACAAAAAGATAATCCGAAAGGATTCATTTTTTCTACAACCTGTTTTCCAATTTTCTCAAATAATTTTTGAAAATCTACTTTCCACTCTGTACATCCCTCATTAACAAAGAATGTAACATTGAGTAGTTCTTTATCTTCCTCGGAAAGATTTGTAAGATTTTCTTCGCCATATTTAGCAATACAGTACAACCGAGATAAACTATCATGGAATTGATTTAACGAATGGCATAGACTAGCTGTCAACTCGCCATGATAATTTTCTCCATCAATTTTAACAGATATTTTAGCAAAATCAGAAAAATCAATCTCACCAATATCATCACCTTTAATTGATTTTTCTGCAAGAACCAACAAATCATCTAAGGATTTTATATTCATCTTTACTCCAAATTTTACAATAAAACAGAATACCAAAACACTTTTCCCAACACTGAAATGTCTTGTAATTCTGCTATTTCGTCAGGGTGTTCATCACTGTTATAGCTGCGGATCTTCACTTGCTCATTAGGCATATTGTAGAGTAGTTTTATTCTAAGCAATCCACCGTGGTTTATTGCGTATATCTTCCCATCTCTAATTGTTTTATTGCCTAAATCAATTCCCACGGTTGTCCCGTCAGGAATAACAGGTTCCATAGAGTTACCATCAGCAATTACACACACAGCATTTTCAAACTGAACACCTTGCTTTCTTAATGTGGCTTTAGAAAAACGTAATTTAAAATTGTTATAGTCTGCGATGTCATCAGCAAACCCATTACCCGCAGCAAGGCGAACATCTTGATAAAAAGGCACTGCCACTTCATCACTATTTAATGGCGTGTTTCTATCCCATAAATCAAAGGATCCAAGCTCTTTTATGTTTGATGTGACTTTTGTTTCAGTTGAGTCAGTAGAGCCATATTTCAAATAAGCAGGACTAACTCCAAAGTATTCAGCCATAGATTCAATTTTGTCATCTCTTGGTGTGGCTGTGCCAAGCGTATAACGTCTGGCCATTTCATAGGTTACGCCTAGAGCCTTTTGAAGATCTCCTATTCTTTTATTTTGCTGAGCCATTAATTCATTAATTCGGCTTGCTAAATCTGACATATAACCCCCCTTATTCTACTAAAGGTAGAGAATACGTAAATAAAATAGTTGATTCAATTCTATTTTTAGTAGTAGAATTATGCTACTTAAAATAGGAAAGAGGTTAAGATGCTACCAATCGAAAAAGCTTATGAAATCGTAGGCGGTATTTCTGCCATGGCTCGGCACTTCAATATCACCCCTTGGGCAGTATCAAAATGGCGTGAAAAAGTACCAGCTGAACGCTGTGCAAAGATTGAAGAACTTACTAATGGCAAAGTTAAAAAATCTGAATTACGCCCCGATTTGTGGGATTAATTTATCAGTAAAAATCAAAAAGAAAACCATAAAAATAAGGCAAAAATTATGGCAATGAAACAAACCATTATAGAGATGATTGAACAGATACCCGGTGGAAAAAGTGCGGTAGCTGGATTCTTGGGATTTACTGAAAGTGAATTAAATAATCGTCTTTATCAAACAAAGGGCCAACGGTTCAAAAATGAAGAATTGATTGCTATTCAACTTGAATATGGCTGCACACAGTTTATTGAAGAATTATGCCGTGCCGCTGGTGGACGTTTTGTACCAGATACCTGTGCAAATGATTTAGATGCAGTAGAAATGGCAAATATTCAATTACATGAGTTATCAGCTCGTGGATTGCTATTTGAAGTATTAGAAAGCGCGCTTGCTGATGGTGAGATTACCAGTAGTGAAGAAGATTTGATCCGCAAGTTATTAAATAAACATTTAGCTGCAACACAACATTCTATTGAGTGTGTGATTTTACTTAATAAACGGCAATAAAAAACCACGGCGGCCACCGTGGTTCATTACACTCACAAGGAGTTCACAAGATGAATGAATTATTACCGATTAATGATAAAAATGCAAGTGCATTAACAATGAGCAGTCGAGAAATAACAAAACTTGTTAATTCTAGACATAGTGACGTGTGTAAAAGCATTGAAACACTTATTTCAAAAGGTGTGATTGGGGGGTATCAGCCGAAACCGTACACCCACCCACAGAATGGTCAAATCTACTATGAGTACTTTTTGAATAAGCGCGACACTTATATTTTAGTTGCTCAGTTTTCACCGGAATTCACAGCGGCAGTTATTGACCGTTGGCAAGAGTTAGAAAACCAACAAAATCCGACCGCACTTTTACCGCAGAATTATCTTCAAGCCTTAGAGCAGTTGGTGGCATCAGAGAAAGAGAAACAAGCTTTAGCGTTAGAGAACAAGGCGATGAAACCTAAAGCGGACTTTGTGGATCTTTACGTTGATATTGGCACAACAAAATCATTACGCGAAACGGCAAAAATCTTAAATATGCCAGAGAAAGCAATGATTGCTGCACTAGAGCGCGATAAAGCGTTATATCGTCAATCAGGAAATCTTATTCCATATTCAGACAAACAAAGCCGTGGCTTATTTACAGTGAAAACAGGTACAGCAGAGCACGGTCACAACTTTACACAAACTCGCGTGACATCGAAAGGTATTCAATGGATCGCACAACGTTACGCTTCGGAGTTAATGCTATGAGCAAATTTATCCCTAATTCTTTTCAGATCCCTAATGCTTTTGTAGATGAAGTGATGTTTGCCCTTTCTGGTAACGCTGTAAAAGCCTATTTGTTGGTGGCTCGTAAAACGACTGGCTGGCAGAAAGAGAGTGATTTTATTTCTATCGAGCAATTTAAACAATTCACTGGCATTAACCGAGACAAAACTATCTATGAAATCCTTAAAGAGCTTGAAGAAGTTGGTTTGATTCGTACTGTTAAAACAGCTGGAAGAACGACTGAATTCTATTTAGTGAAAGACCTTCCTAACGTTGAAAATAAACCAGTGGCGAAAAGTGCTACCAGTGGCGAAAAACGCCACCAGTTACAAAAAGTGCCACCAGTGGCGAAAAGTGCCACGACACCAGTGGCGGAAAACGCCACCGCCACCCCTGGCGAAAAACGCCACCCTACAAAAACAAATAATAAAACAAATATAAATAACCCCACTATAGTCCCCCCAGCTGAGCAAGTTGTGTTGGATTATTTGAACATGGCATTGGCAAATCTTGCAGAAGAGCAAGGCGAACGTAAACCAACAGGCTACAAGCTCACTGACAAAACAAAACAAGCGATTGGCGCTCGATTAGCTGAATTTGATTTGGGTGTGTGTAAACGCGTGGTGGATTATCTCGTGTCGAAATGGGGCCGTGATCCGAAAATGGTTGAGTATCTCCGACCAAGTACGATTTTCCGTCCAACAAACTTCGGTGAGTATGTTGTCGGCTCAGAACGTTGGGATAACAAGGGCAGACCAGAAATGCGAGACGGTGCTTGGGTAATGGCTGATGGCACGATGTTAAAACCGAAAGGCAGTGCACCAAACCCGGCAAGCAAAAGCACCGATTGGGCAAAGGGCAGACAAATTCAAATTCGTAATCCGCAAGTAGCGGAAAAACTACGCAAAATGGGGATGTTGAAATGAACGTGGCAATCAGACAAGAAAATTGCGTTTCAGGGGTTGATTTAAATACTCATGTTTCAGAATTAGTGAATCAGTTATTCAATCGCTTGTGTGCTTACTGCAACCGTTGGCGCTATAACTATCCAACAGACGAAGCATTGGAAGAAGCGAAGTTTATTTGGATTGAAGAGTTAGTGAATCATGATGTTTTATCTGTGGATATGTTAGAGCGTGGATTAGCAAGAGTTCGTGCAGCAAGAAATGATTATTTCCCGAACCTGTTTGATTTCATCGAATGGTGCAAAATTCCGATGGATTTACCGTCAGAAGAAGAATTAGCACAGCGTTTAGCAAGTTTTCAACGTTACGGCATGGCTGATGTGGATAAATTTAAATTCAATTCAACCGTGGAATATTGGTTAATCACTGATTTGTATTGTCGTTGTCGTCGATACACTTGGTCAGTAGAGCAGTTACGCAAAGAAATCAAACAGGCCTTACGCAATATGGCTGATCGTTTAAAAAATGGTGAAGTGTTACCGGAGCCAACAAAACAGTTACCATCGCAAGCAACATCAATGCCAGTTTCAAAAACACGCCAAGCAGAGATCATTGCAAGCATTAAAGGATCGTTGCGGGGGCATTAATGCAAGTATTGTTGTTGACACCATATAAACAATCAGACCTTGGTTTAATGATGTTTAGAATCCCGCGCAATGCTGCACAAGTGATGACGAAGAGAATGGTGTTAATGCCAGAGCCTACTGAATTACAACATAAGGAATCTGGTGTAGTTAATTGGCAAGGAGCCATTAGTGAAGAATTTCCACCGTTGGTGGTGGATTTCTTAAAAAATAAGGAAGTGCGGTCAAAATTACTTACAAAAAAAGCGTTGATGAATTTTGTGGCCAGTATTAAGCATTGTCAGTTGAGTGATGGTGAATACTGCCATAAAGAATTAACAATTACTCCGCACTTAGACGGTTTTATTAAAACTTGTTGGCACCACGATACAGAAATGCGCAAGGGAAACTACGATGCAGAAAAAGCATCGTTGGTGGTGGAACAAAATATAGAGCAAGCAATCATTGCAAAAATTCAAGTGGATTTAAAACATGCTCGCCCTTTAACGGAATCAGATTTAGTACTGTATTGTTTTAAGAATGGACTTCAACGTTTATTAAGTGATGCATTATTAAGAAAGGTCTTTAATGTTAAAAATTACGAACGAGACAATAAAGAAAGTTCTACTCGTTTTGAAGATCCTCTTATTTATCACATGGAGCGTTTAGATAAAGCCATTTTAAATTTAAAAGCTGATGATGATCCGCCACTTCAGTATATGGCAAGACCAAAGCCACAATATATCCGTTCTGAAAAATGGTTACGTTGGGCAAAAACTCAGCCTTGTGTGTGTTGTGGTAAACAAGCAGATGATCCACATCATTTAATTGGTCATGGTAATGGTGTGATGGGAAGTAAAGCAGATGATTTGGATTGTATTCCGCTTTGCCGAATTCATCACAATGAATTACATCAAAACGTAAAAGCATTTGAAGAAAAGTATGGTTCACAAATAGAGCTTTGGCATAAGTTCTTTTTATACTCCATCAAGATTGGTGCATTAGTGATTGATTAATAGTTTAACAATCAAAAGTGCGGTCTTTTTTAAAGTGAGATTTATATGACAACGATAACGCTTGAACTACCATTTCCACCTTCGGTTAATACTTATTGGCGCAGAGTAAATGGTAAAACATTAATTAGCGCAAAAGGACGTGCTTATGCAGCACAGGTCGCCTGGATGACAAGACGCTCAGCAAGATTTCCAGCGGGTATTCGTGCTGCAGTGGTGGTGGAAGCATTTATGCCGGATAGAAGAATGCGTGATTTGGATAATCTTTTTAAATCATTATTAGACGCGTTAGTGAAAGCGGGCGTGCTGGTGGACGATAGTGTTATTGATGATTTGCGAATTGTACGCAAATGTGTAGTCAAGGGTGGAAAGGTTTTAGTGTCGATTAAGGAGATGTCATGTTAGATATTGATGCAATTGCTGTTGAATTTGGTTATTGGGCAACACCGCGACATGAAACAGAATTCCCACGGGTTGCCGCTGGATTTGCAGAAATGAAATGTGAAGCACGTTACGCACATAAATATCGCATTAATTCTATCTCTGATGACCTTGGTTTAAAAATTGATGGGTATCTTGGTATTATCCGTAAACTTACACCTGAGCTTTATGATGTATTTGTGCTAACTTATATAAAACGGTGGGATAAAGAAGAAATCTTGACATACCTAAGAATCTCAAAAACAGAATATTTTAATCGTTTAAAAACTGTGAAAACATCCTTAATGTTGATGATTGTGAGTGGTGGAAGTGCAAGTATTTTTATTGTTTAAAATTTTTAATAAAATGCCTTGACAGTCCGGACAAAAAGAGTATCATGTTTGCTATAGTGCAATTTTTGCACGTTTTAAAGTGTAAGTGATTTTCATGCCCCTGATGGTTTTCCATCGGGGGTTTTTTATTGCCAAAAATATGGTGGGTATAAATGCAAATTCTAAAAGACATGCCTATAGAGTCTCAGGCTTATGGTTGGCTAACTGCTTTATTCGGAGCTATGACTCTGTCCGAATGGTCTATTTTAATTGGTGTTCTTGTCACTATATGTGGTTATATACGTGAATCTCGTTATAAAAAACGAATGTTAGAACTCGAAGAAATTCGAGCGGGCGTTCGTGACAAAAACGGTGAAATGATACAGGGTGATAAAGATGTCAAAACTCAAAAAAGCTAGTGCTTTTGGTGTTTGTTTAGTTAGTGTAATTGTTGGATTGGTATATGACTCTGAAGATCGTTCATCAGGAATTATAATTTCCGAGAATGGTGCACGCGAAACTGGGGAGAAAGAGGGTTGAAAAACAATAAAAAAGAGAAA